TCGAGCAGAGAACGCCGGGTGCGCAGGAGTCAGGTTCGCGCCTGACTGCCTGTCGCAACTCGAAGATGCGTGTCCTGCTTGGGCATCTTGCAGGTGCTTCATTCGTCGCCGCGATGGGCGACGATTCCGTCGAGAAGTGGCGTGACCGTGTGTTTGATCCTGAAGGAAATTACGCACGGATGGGCTTCGAGATGGAGGTGGCCATTTTGCCTGAAGGGGTGCAATACGAGTTTTGCTCGCATCACTTCCTTGGGGACGGGACGGCCGTTCCCCTTAATTGGGCAAAGACGCTCTACCGTCTCCTCAGTCACCTCCCGGACAAGCTCCTCCGCATGCAGTTCAGCTACGAGATGAGGCACTCGCCAGAGTTGCCCCGTCTCGAGAAGTGGATTGATGAACATTGGGTTGTTCAAGCGGGGGAGGTTGGAAAGTGATTGGGGAGGAGCAACTGCATGTTTATAGGCTTAGCCGGGTGGGCCTAATTTCTAGCAATAGAAATTAATCGTACAAGTCAAGTACGACAAAACAAATAACAACCCGAATCGTAGGATAGCGCCTACGAGTTTCGATGCCGAAGAAGAGTAAGGCTGCTAAGGCGAAAGCCAAGGTTGCTGCTGTTCGGCGTCTCGTTGGGAAAGGAGACTACGACTTCTACGATCTTCCCTCTCCTGGTCAGGAGAGTTCGAAGATGCAGAGTGACCTGGTCGGTCTCAACAAACGTGTCGGAAAGCTCGAAAAGGGCGTTCAGGGTTCGACTGCCAAACAAGCCTTTGCGAAGGTTGGTGAGGATGTTGGATCTCTTTTTGGCATGGGGAGTATCGGCAAGCGTTTGGGAAACGTTGCTGGTTCTCTGTTTGGGCATGGGGATTATGTGGTGCAGACAAATTCCCTCATGCCTGGGAAGGCTCAGTCGGGTCCTTCTGGGGAGAGCATGATTCCCGCGTTTTCCAGAAATGGGAAGCGCGGCATTCGTGTTACCGAGCGTGAGTTCATTGGCGACATTAGGGCGGGAACGACCCTTGTTAATGGCGCTACGACTTTCAATAGTCAGAGCTTTCGCATCAACCCCGGTCTTAACTCGACCTTTCCTTGGTTGTCCACTCTGGCGGGGACTTTCGAGGAGTGGGAGCCGCTTGGTTTGGTGTTCGAGTTTCGGACAACCTCCGCTGCGTTCAATGGCGCGTCGCAAGCGTTGGGCAAGGTGATCATGGCCACTGACTATGATTCCCTTGACTCACCGTATGTGAACGCCATTCAGATGGAGGACTCAGACTATGCGTGCAGCGTCGTGGCTTCGGCTTCGGCGATGCACGGCATTGAGTGTGAGCCCACCGAGCGCGGTTCTCGTGTGTTGTACACGAGGAACGCTGCCATCCCTACCGGGGGGACAATCCTGGATTTTGACCTTGCAAACTTCCAGATCGCCACCCAGGGCATGAATGCCGCTGGTGTGGTGGTCGGGGAGTTGTGGGTCTCTTACGACATTGCCTTCTACAAGAAGGAGTTGTTCGCTGGGC